GCCTCCGCGGCGCTGGCATTTCGAGCGACACGATCCTCAACGCCTCCACCCAGGCGGCGGCCGAGGTCTTCGGCGTGAGCGAGGTGCTGATCGGTCGCGCGGCCTATGACTCCGCGGCTGAAGGCGTGGCGTTCTCCAGCGCGAACATCTGGGCCAATACCTACATCTGGGTTGGTTCCGTGACCGAGTCCGGCGCTGGCTACTTCGGCGGCGGGGCCGGGTTCACCTTGAACTGGTCCGAGTACGGTCCCGCGGTCGGCGTGTTCACCTACCGCGACGAATCGATCAAGTCGAACATCGTGCGCGCTTCGCACTACGTGGCGGAGAAGGTGGTCAACACCAACGCCGGCCAGCTGATCGCGACGCAGTACAGCTAAGCGAAGATTAAAGGCTGACGGGTATCCCGATGCCGCCCGCGCTCCTTAACTGGGGCGCGGGTTTCTTTTTGACGGGTCCGACAGCGCAATGCGCGTCTCACTTTGCGTCATCTGCGGCAACGAGGCCGAGCACATTATCGCGATGCTCTCGAGCTTCGCGCCTGTGTTCGACGAGCTCTGCATCGTGCGAGCTATCGGAGCGAAGGAGGCAGATGCGACCCTTGAGATGGCGGCCGCTTGGTGCCGCGAGAACGGCAAGGACTTCCGCGGGGCTGAGTACCGCAACGGCTACGGCGCGGAGAAGTGGGACCACGTCGACTCCTTCGCGCGCGCCCGCAACGCGGCCTTCGCCAAGGCGACCGGCGATTGGATCGTCTGGTCCGACTGCGACGATCTGCTCGACGAGGCACACGACTTCCGCGATCTCCTCCGCACGGTGGCGCCCGAGGTGCTGATGGTGCGCTGTCCTTACGACGTCCGCGGGACGAATAAGAAGCTGCACCGCGAGCGCGCGATCCGCCGTTCCGCCTTCGAGGCTGGGCGCATCTGGCATCACGACGTCCACGAGAACCTGCTGCTGCTCCCCGGCGACAGGCACGAGGACTGGCCGCGGCCGGTCTGGGTCCACGCGCCGAAGTCGGTCAAGAAGGAGAACCGCCGGCGCAATCTCCGCATCCTCGGGCAATCGGTAAAGGAGACGCCAACCCAGTATTTCTACATTCACCAGGAGCACCTCTGCGCTGGCAATCGGCAGGCCGCGGAGCAGTTCGGGAAGATCGCTCTAAGCTTCCCGAACCTCGAGCAGTCCTTTCGCTACGAGGCTTTGCTCAACCTCGCCAAGCTTTGCGGAGATTCGCGCGAGGCGATGAGCTACGCGCTGCAAGCGCACGCCGTCTTCCCGTGGTGCCGCGAGGCTTACGCCGCGATCATCCTGCTCCTCTTTGAAAAGAACGACGGCGCGCGTGCCCGCTGGTGGGCGGAGGAGATGCTGCGCCACCGCGAGCCAATCGGCGCGGACAAGCCGTGGACCTCGGAGGCCAAATACTACGGCTGGGCGGGCTACGATCTGGCAGCGCGAGCCTTCCGACTGGCTGGAATGGAAGCGCGGGCTGACGTGCTCCAGCAGCAGTTTCACCTCGGCAATCATCCGCGCATCTCGCTCGTCCACGCGACCCGCGGCCGCACGTCGAAGGCCGTCGCCTGCCGCGAGGCTTGGCTCGGGCTGGCTCAAGATCCGACCCGCATCGAGCACGTATTCGCCGTGGACGCGGACGACAAGGAGTCGGTCACGATGGGCAAGCAGTTCCTCAGCGTCGTCTCGGAGAAGCGATCCTGCGTCGCAGCCTGGAACCTAGCAGCCAAGAAGGCGCGCGGCGACCTGATCGTGCAACTATCCGACGACTGGGTTCCTCCTATCGGCTGGGATGCCAAGCTTCTTTCGCTCGTCGAGGATCGCGACTTGCAGAAGGAGCCTATCGTCATCGCCGTGCACGACGGTCACCGCACCGGCCCGCTGCTTTGTATGGCGATCCTCTCGCGGGCGCGCCTCGAGCAGCAAGGCAGCGAGCTATTCCACGAGGGCTACGAGTCGGTCTTCAGCGATAATGAGTTCAGCCACCGAGCCTGGCGCGACGGCGTCGTCATCGACGCGCGCCACCTCTACCGCTTTGAGCACCAGCACCCGGCCTTCAAAAAGGGCCAATGGGATGCAACCTACCAGCACAACAACACGAAGGAGCGTTACGACGCCGGCCTTGAGCTCTTCAAGCAGCGCAACCCTGACGCCGATTCCAAATGGACAACGCCCTAAATTTTGATTCCGAGTATGTCGTCGATTCGGCGACCGGCGCGCTGACTTCGCGCGACCGCACGATCCGCGCGCAGTACGATCACGCCTACGTTGCGCGCTACGAGAAGTATCCCGAGCTAGAGCTATCGAAGATCCGCGCTGCGCTGTTTCGGCGCTTCTTTCCCGACGCGGAGATCGTCTGCGACGTCGGCTATGGCACTGGTGCCTTCTTACGGGAGATCAAACGCAGTAGCGGTTGGGTCCATTGCTGGGGCTATGATGTATCACCCTATCCTGCGCCGTCGTTCGTGGAGATTGATCCAAACTGGCAGATCAATCGCTGGCCGGTGCTGACGTTCTTCGACTCGCTAGAGCACTTCGACCAGCTGCCGAGATTCAAAGCGAGGAGCGCAATCGTCTCCGTCCCGTGGTACCATCCAGCGCTCGGCGCAGAGTGGTTCTACCGCTGGAAGCACCGTCGTCCAGGCGAGCACCTCTGGCACTTCACGCCGGAAACGCTCGCAAACGCGATGGCGATCAACGGGCTTCGTCCGGTCTTCATCGGCTCGCCCGAGGACGCGGTCCGCAAGAATGATGGTGACTGGCCGAACATTCTTACGATGGTCTTTAAGGCGTGAGAATCTGCATCGTCTACCACCAGCGCCTCGGCGACATCATCCGCGTTCTGCCGATTGCACGGCATCTGGCCGGCCAAGGTCATTCGGTCTACGTCGAGTGCCTCGCCCAGTATTGGGGGCTCTTTTCCTGCGTCAGCTACGTGCGGCCGTCGGACCCGAAGCAGCGCGACAAGATGCGATTTGGCCGCGTGCTCGAGCTCGAGATCTGGCCGCACCGCTACGATGAATACCGCGCGAGCGGGAAACCCTGGGGCGACTTCGTCTTCGGCCTTTTCCCCGAGTTCGCCCAGCTGAATCAGCGGCCCGAGTTCGATCTGATCGACGAGCAGCCGCCGCTGGAGGACTACGGCTTCAGCCGCGAGATCTGCCTGCTTGCGCCGTTCGGTTACAGCCAAGGCAAGCAGTACCACGCCGGGGCGCTGATGGAAGCCTGCCGGCGGGTCGCCAAGCGGCCGATTGTGTTCCTCGCGGACGAGGCGCAGGAGGCGAAGCTCCTGACCTGGCGCGTGCCGCAGGCGATGATCCTGCGGGCAAAGTCGCCGGCGCACTTGCCGCGGATCATCCGCGACGCCGAGGAGATGTTCACCATCAACTCGTCCCCGTGCATCATCGCCGGCGCCGTGCGGAAGGAGTTCTGGCACGTCTCGTCTGGCGTCGCGCAGGATGATGCCTTCTCGCCGGCCTCGCGCGTTGTGACAGTTGGCGATTAAGTATGGCCGCAGTCCGCGACTTCGATCCCGTGCAGCTGGCGCTCGACCAGGGCGCCATCTTGGAGCAAGCCGGCATCACGTTCTCCTACCTCGGCAGCACGATCACCGGCGTCTGGTCTTCGAGCCGGAACCTTTTTGACGAGTTCGAGGATCAGCGCCGGGACGATGTGAAGTTCACGGTTTTCTTCACGACCTCCTCGGTGACTGGAACGCCGGCTCAGAGTCAGACGCTGGTGCGGGCCGGCACGACCTACTTCGTGGAGCAGGTGCGGTTCGACGCGGAGGGCGCGGGCTGCGAGATCGACGTCGCGAAGGTGATATGATCGACGTTACGCTCAACTCTGGGAAGCTCGACCTGGCGCTTGAGCGGCTGGCGCAGTCGGCGCGCGTCGATCTAGGCAAGGTCATCAAGCAGGAGGCCGGCAACGTGGCGCGGTCGATTATGATGATTCTTCCGCCCACCACGAGAGATGCCGGAACCGCGGCAAAACCGAAGTCGTCAGGGCTCGCGAAGGCTGCCAAGGAGCAAGGAGAGAACGCGATCAAGGCGGATCTGTTCGGCGGACGGCGGAAGAGCGACGCGCGCTATTCCTCAATCGGTCTTTTCCAGCGCATCGGAAGCTCTACGCTTCAACCTCCGAAGCGTTCGCGAACGCAGACCGCAGCCGTCAATCTGGGCTGGGAACGCTCAAAGACGATAAGGATTTACCACAAGTTCTGGCGCGAAAACGCATCCAACGACGAGATGCGGAAGTTCCATCTGCGATACCGCAACAAGTACGGGCGCGTGCCTTTCGTATCGCGCAGCCCAATCGGTCGTTGGCAAGTCCAAGACCAGATGTGGATCAGCAATTCGTCGGCCGATTCCTACTTAAAGTCGGTGCAGCAGAAGGTCGGCTGGGCCAAGGCTGGATTCGCAGCGGCCGCTCTCGCTACTGGACAGCGCGTGCCCGCTTGGGTTCGCCGTCACGCAGCGCGAGCCGGCGTCGAGTCGCACAATTTTACCAGCGATAAACCGTTTCTGACCGGCACGGCGACCAACATCAAGGTGCCTAACCCTGATCGCTACGTGAATGATGCGCTGGAGTTTCGCGCGAAGATCACTTTGAAGAAAGTCGACGCCATCCTCGCTAACCGCGCCGTCAACCTTGGATTCGCACGCATCAGCGGCGCCGGCGTCGTGCAGGAGAATATGCCACGATGAGCACCCGCACCAACATCCGCAACGCCATCGGGCTCAAGCTGACGCAGGCTGGCGTCGTGCCCACGGCTAATCTACTCAAGGGCCGCAACAACACGCTCGCCTCGACGAGCTTCCCGTCTGCCGCCGTTTACGCCGTCAACGAGCAGGTCGAGGTCCGAACGCTGGCGCCGTCAAATAGGACGCAGTACCGGACCTTGCAAGTGATGGTCGAGTATTTCACCGCCGAGGTGGCCGGCTCGCCAACGATCATCGACGACCTCTTCGACACGGGCTCGGCTGCGGTCGAGGCCGCGGTGCTGGCTGACGTGACCCTGGGCGGCGTCTGTGATGATCTCCTTCTGACAAGCGTGGATTATGTGATCG